AACTGTCCCACTTGGAAGTCCAGGAGGTGCATCTAGATCTTCAATTGCAATTGGTGCTAATAGTTTTTTAAATTCGGTACAAACTATTCAACGATTTAATCCTATTCCAGCACCAGGAGCTTATGAAACGGTGCAAGTACAAACAATGCAACCATTAGGCAGTACACCTCAAGCTAATAGAGATACACGAGCAACAATGGGATTAGGAGTAGTAACGGTGGTAATAACATGACAACTTTTGTAGAATTACAAGAACAAATAAGAAAATACACGGAAACAGATTCTACTGTATTAACCGATATAATAGTTAATGGTTTTATCTTACAAGCAGAACTTCGTATATTTAGAGAAGTAGATTTAGATTGTTTTAGAGCTTATGAGTTTGCGACATTAACTATTGGAAATGAGTTTATCCAGTTACCTGGAGCTATACCAAGTCTTATGTCTTTTGTTCGGTTTGCTACTATTTATAATGGAGCCGCTGGACAAGATCCTACACGAATTAGATTAATACAAAAAGACCAAAGTTATATGACAGAATACTGGCCTAATAGAAATTCTACGGCTATACCAAAATACTATTCAATGTGGGACCAAGA